TCTGTCGTTAAACTTCGAGGCATCTCTAAGTCAGCCGCGACAGTAATGTCACCTGACAGGATTAGGACATCAGCACCAGCATTAGGGATTTCAATATCCCCGAACTCAAGATGCAAGTCACTGACTATCTGTATCTTCATTGTAATCTATCTTGTGAATTAGTTTGTCGCCCATCCAGTGAGAACATAGCTCTTCTTTATTTTGTTTAAGACGTTCAAGTTCTTTTTGCAACTCCTCATATGTTATCTCACGACCATCGATAATTTGCTCACCAAGATGGCGCTGTGAGATCTCTTCGAAGTCACGATTGTGTTCTGACATTACGAGTTCATCGTAAGCATGTTCCAACGTTTGTGCTTCGATCGCATACTTCATACGAAATGTGCTAGTGGTATCAATTAGGAAGATTGGCATGAAAAACCTCTTTAGGCATATTAATGAGATTGGGATTATCTTTGAAACGACCCATGTTATCAACGGGTCTAGAAGGTTTAGTAAACACTTCCATAATACGAGGACTTGCTATTTTAGGCTCATATATTGATCTCAAATGTACATATGCTTGCATAGCATTATTAAATTTAGTCATATTTTCTTTATGAACTAGAAAAAAACCTTCGCTTTCTTGTACACCAAGTGCAATTGCACCTTCGGAATTAGTAAAGACGAAGCCATCTGGAGTAGGAGAGAATGTAATCATTTGACTATTGTACACCACAATAACGTTATGGTCAACATTAACTAAATAGTTACTGGTTCTATAAAGAAAGCACATGGATCCGCTAACACTGCTGGCCCTTGCAAACGGGGCAGTTGCAGCCATAAAAAAGGGCTGTCAGCTTTACAAAGACATAAAAAGTGCAGCTGGTGATGTAAAAGGTGTTATACAAGATATGGAAAAGCAGTTTGCTAAGCAGACTGAGGGTAAGCCACCGACCAAAGAACAGAAACAACAGTTCGAACAAAAGAAAAAAGAAGTAAAAGAAAATCTTTCGAAAGATCCCAACGATATTATGTCTATCATTGGAGACCAGTTGGGAACCTTCTTCGATGCAATGGACAAAATTGAAGAGTTGTTCTACGAGGAAGAAAGAAAATCAAAAGAGGTGTATACAGGTGATATATCACTAAGCCGTAGAGCACTACAGCGTGTACTGATTCGTTCCAGACTTGAGCAGATGGAAGTTGAATTACGTGAGCAGATGATTTACCACGTACCGGCTGAATTAAAAGATTTGTGGACACGTTTTCAACAAATGCGTGTACAAATTATAGAAGAACAAAAGGTTGCAAGAAAAGTTAAAGAAAAAGAAGATGCAATCAAAGCAGCCAAGAGAGCTAAACGAATGGAAACTCTCTCACTAGAAATTTCACTTATCATCGGAATAATAGTTTTGTTTATTATAATGGGACTTTTATTTACCTGGATCCACTTTGATAAAAAGAGAAGATGGCCAGAATTAGAACAGAGAACTTATCAGCAAGAGCTAGAAGCAGAAAAAAAACTTAGAAAAGAAAAGATTCTTGAAGCGATCCGGTATCTTGATGAAAAGAATTACGAACAAAACAGAAAACTAATAACACCAAATGAAGAAAAATAGATACACATTTTTAGAATGGGTATTTGATAGGGTTGGTTTTGGCAAGTTTATTTTAATATTGTACATATTCCTTCTTCTCGTTGCAGCGGGAGTACTAGGTATAGTAGCCTTATTCACTGGGGAATAATGTCAAATAAGATTGTTTGGTATGTTGTAGCAGCTGTTGCTATAGCTATTCCTATAGTGCCTGACAAATATAAGATCAGTATTAACGTCTCTCCGCCAACATCTACTCAACCAAAAACAACAAACAAGAATCCAATAGTAGCTTCTTGTACTCTTGTACGGGAATCTACTACGCCTCAAGGAATGCACGTATGCGAGTACAAGTGTGAGGGATCGACATCCTCACTTTATAAAACCTCGATGACCAATAATTATGTTTGTGAGAAGAAAATTAAAGAGCGTATACGACCTGGTAAGTAGATTAGTTTTTACGACCAATGTTGTATTTGGTTACTAGCTCCCACTCATCTTTTTCTTTGAACGGGATGATCTTTATCTGTGACATGGGAGCGACAGGCTCTTTACTCTTTTGAGTATCAACGAGAGTAACAAGACCCCACTCTGCAATCAAGTTGGCTATTGTATTTCTACGACCTATATCTTCCTCTGAGAAGTTAGAGGGCTTACCATCTAAACCAAACAACTCTTTAAAGTGAACAATGTAATATAAACCTTGCTTATGAAGAATGTGACATGACTGAAACAGTCGCTGTTCTTTTTTTGATGCAACACCAATCCTTGTAAGCGTCTCTCTTACTTTGAGAAAATCTTCATCAATCTTGAGTTTCACCTCTACTAGCGATTCGAGTTTGGTCATTGTCTTCACCACGTTGTAATTTTTGTTTTATGTAGTGTATGTTGTCCGACGAAAGTATAGTCAGTGCTTGAGTTGCTTTTTCTGTGCTGTAACCATAAAATTGTTTAACTGCCGCAACATCTTCTATATTTTCACGTTTCACCCACTTTGCAAACCTTTTTGCAGGTCGAATAGTATTTAGAAGATAGTGGTATTGGAGTTTATTATCAATACTAACCTTGTTCATCTCATTGGCATAGAGAATAGTATCAGCAAAGTACGACAGAGATTTATTGACGACAAACGGGACGTAATCCGATTCTAAAGCACCATCCTTCAACAAATCTTGCTTGTTGTGCGTGACGCTGTTAATAAAGTCAAATGGACTCATATACAATATCTCTTATAATAATTTTATCGCAGTTGTCAAATGCGTACATTATAACGCTAGCAGCAGATTGAATATCCATCTTCTTGCCTTCAACTCGATCGCCCATATCGCTTTCAAATGTTCCCGGTCTCACATTCATAATAGCCGGCCAGCGGCCAAGTGGTTGCAGTTGTCTACATTGTTCGTCCAACGCTATCTTATGAATTGCATAGGGATGCTGACGGTGCTTCTGATGGTATGAGGAGTCGCTGCCTATATTGATAATGTACTTGTACGATTTCTTACACCACATAGCAAATACACGGTTAAGAAGATCAACTTGTGCAAACCCTGAATATGCATTATTGATAAAAACATCACACTCTGATACTTGTTCAACTATATTGATTCGGTCAGCCTCTTTGCTTATGTCAAAACCATTTTCCCGAGAAAATCCTACAACCGAATGTCCTCTCATATCAAAACATCTCAGAAGCTCTGCGCCCAACCCTCTCGTATGTCCCGTAATAGCAACCTTCACGTTAGCATCCTTATAAGGCCAATGGTATCAATAGATGTGAGCAGGATGTAGTTAGCCAGCATGCCAAAAGATTTCCTAGACCAAGAAGCCCAAGCATACAGGGCACAACCAGTAATCCAAATAGGATAGAGAGCCAAAAGAGGTGGGGTTGGGACTGTGGCAGCCATAGTAACCGAGCAACCAATGCTGATAGCCCAAGCAAGCAACTCAATAGCAAACCGAATTCGGTTAGACTTATAATCATCTCTTATCCATTCAAACGTTGGTCTTAATAAAGTTAACATTACCAGTGCCTTATTACGCCTGCTACAATAACAAAGTTGGTTATCAAGTATACTAAAATAATAACGGTACGGACAACAGCAATCTTATCAGCAACATGATCGTTTTCATGAGCTTTCTTTCCCAATGCCTTAGCCCATATTGACCAGTAATATTTCAAGTATGCTTGTAACCTATATCTCATTTGAATGAGCACTCCACCATAACTTCCGTCATACAAGCAGCAATGTTAATCTCTTGATCAGCAACAAATGCAGCCTGGTATTGATACTTGGCTAGAATGAGAACTAACTGAGCTGCTGAGGAGGGATCCATTAGCTCAAACGTCTGGTCATAAAACTTCCTAAAGAATGTGGCAGGATCAACATCAGCATTCTCACCAACCCACTTACGGACATTAGAAAACTCTTTATTCTTTAGATATCCTATCAGATGTTTAAATGATTCCTCTTGCAAGTCCGAAAGGATACCAACATCAATCTTACCCGACGCAGCATAGCGCTGCAACTCATTGAGAACACGTCTCCAATCGGGAAAGTGCTTTGTTATAACATTGGCAACAGCTTTAGGATCATACTCGACTCCCTCTTTTGTAAGGACACCACATACTCGTTTAAAGAACAGAGCAGCTAGCTGAGACTTCTCTTCTTTAGGAATTACAAAGTCAATAACACTCATTCGAGACCAGAGAGGCTCAATCAGCTTGTTCTTAAAATTACAAGTAAGAATAAACCCACAGTTCTTACTAAACTGTTCAATGAATCCACGCAATGCAGGCTGTGTACTGTTAGCGTTTAAGTAATCAGCCTCATCTAAAATAACATACTTACGTCCACCTGTAAAACTAACAGTAGAGGCAAAATTAAGAATATCATTGCGTAGAGTATCAATATTACCATGTAGACTACCATTGATAAGGATATAATCAGCACTGAGCTGATCAAGCATAGCGCGAGCCACAGTGGTTTTACCAACACCAGCACGACCAGTAAGCAAAAGATTAGGAACAGTATCATCGTTAACAAACTGTTGGAATACCGTCTTTAGCTGCTGAGGAAGAATGGTATCCGCAATTGTGTGTGGGCGGTATTTCTCCACCCAAAGAAAATCTTCTCTCATATTGTTTAGTTGCTAAAGGTTGAATGATTTGAATCCGCCATTATCCAATATTCTACATCACTTCCTTTAAAATGGGAAATATTCTTTGAAGAGATTTCCACATCATAGTCGCCAGGCAATATCTTAATGTTCTCTGCTTTAAAGGCAAACTTAAATGAGTGATTGCTCATACCAACATCGATCTTAAAGGTATCACTTGTTGGGTCTGATGGCTTACCAACACCGATTGTTACATTCTCTCCATTACCCTCGACAATAATATGAGTCGATTGTAATGCGCCTAATGCTCTCATTGCTGATTGTAAGTTATCTGATGTCAGTGTAAAAGCAATCTCAGGCTCCGATACGTTTGGTGTTTTTGATGGAGGAGCAACAATCAATTCTGGATCAGCAAACGTATATGCTACTTTCTGGTGTCCTTGACTGATCAATACTTTGGTGTCGTCATATTCAATTTCAGGTTCATTGAATAATGATAGTACACCAAGGAATCGTGACAGATCAAAGATAGCAAACTCTTTTGGAAAGCTCTCTCCAATTGTCGTTCTTGCTAAAATGTTTCTCTGTGGCCCGATGGTAGTTTGTACGCTACCTTCGCGAAACAGCATCGATGGATTAATCATAGCAAAGTTTTTCAATATCTGCATCGTGCGGTTTTCAAG